GGAATTGACCGGCAGGATATAACCGGCGGACGGCGCCGTGCCGTAGGTAGATTCGAAACCGATCATAATATCGGCATTTGCTCCGCGTTGTTGTGTCATTGTCTTAGCTCCATATTTTAGTTAATTTAAAAGTTGGAAGCGTGTTTATTGGTCAATGCTTTCAACTCAGTGAAGTTGAGAAGTTAAGAAGTTAAGAAATTCGGCAGTTCCTGCTTTACTCATCTTCTCAACTTCTTAACCTCTTATCTTCTAATCCATCGGATCCGTACCGATGGTTATCTTCTCCGAAAACTCCAAATCCATATAACCGTGCACCTCCGGCAAACTTCCCAGGGTATCGGCCGCCAGGCGGTAACCGAAAACGGTATTGGCCGGTAATGAGGCTGCGATGATATCGATAATCTTTTCGACAAAATCCAGGATAAGCTCGATGCCGGCGGGCTCGGTAATACTGCCTTCGGCCCGGATCTTGAGCGCATCCTTGTCGAGCGCCAGATCCACGCCCATGACATATTCGTTGGCACGCCGCTCCTGGTGTTTTGAGACCTCGGGCGTATGAAATATAATATAGGGCATATCGGCGGCGGCGGGCAGATCGTCGCTGACCAGGTCGGCCAGCACCTTTATGCCGGTACCGAACATTGAGTTGGCCCAGTCATCCAGGGTGGAATCTGCCGCGACCGCCGCGATAAACGTGTTGAAAAAGGTGTATAAATTCATGGCTAATAACTAAAGGCTAAAGGTTCTTTTTTTTACCGGCCGCTACTGCCGGCTTGCTTTGTTTCTTAACGGCCACGGGTTTCTTTTTGGCCGCCACGGCTTTACTGATGGTAATTAAAAATTCGGCGTCGGCTTCGGAGACCTCAACAATGTCGCCGACTTCGGCCAGCTCGCCGCGTATAAACGTTTGGCGTTTAATCTCGATTGTCTTCATTGGTTTTCCTTTAGACCCGGCAACCTTTCCGCTGATCAGGCTGCCGGCCTTTGTTGTATTCAACATGATCAAATCTTCATTTAAGATGAATCAAGATCAGCTAAACCGGCAGCTCGTTTTTGCCGAAACGAATGGCCACAATTCCGATCGGAATGCCGTTGGTATGCGTGCCGGTAACATTAATCACCGGTCGCGCGTATCGCGCAGAGCCCCGGTAGGTGGTTTTATAAACGGCATCGTCTTCGGCGGCGGCATCGATCTTGGCAAATGTGCCGTCATTGGTGCCGGCCACATAGGTTTGCAGATCCGCGTCGTCGGCATCGGAAAAAGACAAATCGTCGTCGGAATCCTCAACCTCCAGTTCGACATAAACCGAACCGGAAAGCGTATCGCCGGACTCGCCGACCAGGGCCAGAAAGGTGACGCGCTCATAATCCTGCATGTCCACGGATGCGCCGTCGGCATCGGCCGTGATGACGACCGGATCAACAACCTGGTCCACTTTGAAATTATTTTGAAAATCACGTTCCATGATGAAAACTCCTTGTTTATAATTTTTTGAATGTGAGTGACGAATGAGCGGTCGTGGTTCGTCATTCGTCACTCGTCATTCGAACTTATTAGGCAGTTAAGGCGTCCAGCATGGCCGCGAAACTTTCAGCGTGCCGCACACCGATGTCCACATCGGAAAGTGCAACTACACGCACGGTGCCGGTAGTGCTGCCGGTGTAGGGATCGGCCAGAATATCGACCCCGCCCCACATACCGATGATCAGATCGGCCCAGTTGCCGAAGAAAATGGCAGAGCAAACGCCGGATGAAGTGCCTTTGGTCAGGGCGCTGGATACCTGGTTGGTGACATGGGCCGGATAGCCGTTGAGCGGATTGGCGCCGGCATCCCATACCCAATTGCCGGTATCGGTGCCCTTATCGACTGTTTTGAGCTTGCCGCGCACCTTGGCATTGGTCATGTAGCCCAATGCGCCGATATCGGCATTGTCCACGGCCACTTCGGTTTCCAGGCCGACAATATGCGACCAGGCCGGGGCCAGGCCGTTGGTGCCGCCGGCCACGCTGCCGATACCGCTGGTAGCCGCCACGCCGGTGGGCTGGTTGTCGGCGCCTGTGCCGTGCAGCGCCGCCAGATCGATGGCAATGGCCAGAATGGTGGCCAGATCGATGCGCACAAAGTTTTCAACATCGATGGCGCTTTGGATCAGCAATTTGCGGCTGATATCCGTATAAGCGCCCACGGTTTTAGGTGCCAGGGCAAGCTGGCCGAAAGTCTGGGCGCCTTCGGTCGGTGCGCCGGACTCCGCCACCCAGTAAGCCGTAGCGCCGCCGGTTTGCTTGGGAATAGCCACGTCACCCACCAGGCCGGCCAGCACGGTGGCGCCTGCCTGGCGCACCATCATGCGGTTTCTAAGCAGCTCGATGAAATTGGCCACCAGCAGATCGGTGGAAACGGTATATCCGCCGGCCGAGTCGGTGCCGACCGTCAAATCACGGCCCAGCACTTCGGGCGGCACGAAAATGCCCTTGGGCTGGCGTTTGGTAAGATCCGCAAAGGCGCGGCTGCACTCAAACTCGAATGCCGCTGCGTCTATGGCCGATCTGTCGGTGGGATTGGCCATGGCGTTGATGGCCCGCATGAAAGAAAACTGCTTTACTTCGCGGTCCGTCAGACCGATTTCGCCGCCGGTCATTTCCACCGGTTTGACATCGGCCATTTTTTTCAAGATCTCGGTGCGGAATTGCTCGACACTGACACCATCGTTAATGGCCTTCATGGCATCGGCTTCGCAATCGAACTGCTTGCCGTAAGCCAGCAACTCGCGCATGCGGATTTGCTCGGCCCTGGTGGCGTTTTCACGCGCACGGGCCTCGATGGCGGACGTATCGACCACAACAGGCGCAGGCACTCCCCGGGTTTCTGTTTTTCCGTTTTCTTTGACTTTCTCAGGCATGATAGCCTCCTTTGTGTAGTTAATTACTTCGGTTTTGAATTCCAGCTCTTCCTGGGACCTACCGACTCCGACGCTGGTATCGGCCGGGACCGAAACAATGGAAATTTCCAACGGTTCCCATTTCGTCGCGCGAAATATGGGGTTGTCCGGTGCGGAATCTTCCTGTTTCATTTTGTGGATACGATAACCGACGGAAATATTCTGGCGGATACCGTCTTGAACGTCTTTGAAAACCTCCTCGGCATGGTTCGCTTTCCCGAAGCGCACCAACGCCCGACCCTTGCGGTCTGTGCCGATTTCGGCATTTTCAACAACGCCCACAACGTCACGGGTGTCATGATCCATCAACAGGGCGCCGCCTTTATTCAAACGTTTCAGCAGCACCGACTTTTTACTATGGTCCAGGATTTCCGTACCCCACCAGCGCTCATAAGGCTCTTCACTGGAAAAAGATAACTCGACGGTGCGTTCGTCCTGGTCGATATCAGCGCGTAAGAATGTGCACGCGCGCTGCAGCATTCCGGTCTTGATCGTTTTTTCCGGCATGATTATTCTCCTGTTTGTTGGAATTATCGTTATCGTTATTGGCGGCGGCCAGGCCCATATTGCTCATTTTTTCTTTTTCGGCCGCCAGCTCATCGAATACATCTTCAATGTCGTTGCCGTATTCATAAGCAATGCGAGAGCGGGAATTGATACCCAGGGCCACGGCCTTTTCGTTGGCGGTCATGTCTTTTTGGGGATCGATCCAGGACCAGCGCCGGCCGTGCCAGATCACACGCTGCCAGCGCTCCAGATCGCGCAGGGGCAGGCGGATTTCGCCGGTGGCAATCGCCTGGGGCAGCCATTCGGCGAATATATCGCTTACCAGGTGCTCGATCATAAACCCCTGGAGCATCTTCCAGTAATCACGATCCTCCAGCAGGCCCTGACGGGCGGATGAGAAGTTGGCCGAGCCGGGATCGTTCGCCAGGCTGATATAGGATACATTCAGCCCGGATGCGGCGCCTTTGAGAATGGCTTTTACGAATCCGCCAAAGCCGGTGTTGGGGTGATCGATATCAAAAGACTTAAAATCCCATCCCTGGGGCAATTGCTCAAATTTGCCGGGCGCCACTTCGGTAATCAGATTGCCGTCGGCATCTTTATCGTCATAGCTGTAAGAAGAGCCGTCCGGATTGACGAAAAAACCCATTTTGCCGGCACCGACCCGGGAAGCCACCAGCTCGCTTTCCTCGTAGTGGCCCAGCATATGCAGCCGGCGCAGGGCCGTGGCCGTCCAGGGGAAGCCGCGGGTTTGCTCGCAACGCTCGGCAAAAAAGCCGTGGATGATCTCTTTTGCCGGCACGCGGCTGTATTTCTGGCCTGCACTGGCAAATTGACTATCACCGGGGTGTTTTTTAAGAAGATGATATGCGGTAGGCTGTTTCCAGCGGTTGAGCTCCACGCCCATTTTTATTTTACGTGCTTCGTCGTTGAAATTGTGATCCAGGTAATCAGGCTCGACGAGCTGCAGGGCAAAAGCAAAATCATTATCAAAACCCTTGATCTTGCGAATGATAAACTCACCGTCACGGGCCAGGCTCTGAACGGCCAGGCGCTGGATATCCGTCATACTGTGGCGGCCGGAAACGCTGCAATTCTGTTTTTTGCAAAACTTTTTCCAGGCGGCTTCGATCTTTGCATTGGCGCCGGTATCCAGATCGGCATTGCCGGCCGCATCGGATTTTTTAACTTTGGCCTGCAGGCGGATGCCATCGGCGCCGACCACGTTGACGGCCAGCAGGTGCATGAACTTGCGGCCGTAATCGTTATTCTGGCATAAATCGCGCGAGCGGCTGCGCAAAGTGGTTAAGCCGGCCTTAATATCAAAATCCAGACTTTGAGAAAAAGTGGTCCAGTCATTCAGCAACCGGGACATTTTGGCGGCCTCAAAACTGCGGGCCATCCGTCGGCGGCGTGAAAACATCCTGCGAAAAAAGCCGGGTTTTTTAGACATCGCTAAACCTCACATATATATTGCTGCCGTGGCCCAGACCGTCGGCCACGCGCTCAGCCGCTTTTTCCTGGTTCCAGATCGCCAGGTACTTATCGCGCAACTCCAGTAAGCGCTGGATCGGCATCTTGCCGATGACCTCGCCGTGCACAATACGGTTTGAATCGTCCTTGGTGGCCCGGCCCAAGATCATGGCCTCGGCCGCCTCGTAGATCTTTTGTGCCTGGCTGCGATCGTCATATCCCACGGCCGCACCGGCCACGGCGAAATTAGGCAAAATCTCGATGCTTCCCGAATCGATCATGTATCTTTCGGAAGATCCGCCGGTGACATAGGCCTGCCACTGGTAGCGGCCTGGGTCATAGGCGGCGGTAGTGGATAAGGAAAGGGTGATCAGGAAGTCATCGCCGGAAGCATCGGCGGTAATGGTGATTTTGACGCCGGATTTGACCAGGGCGTAAGTCAGGGTCCAGCCGGCGGAGGCTTTGCATTCGTCGCCGGCCGGGGTAATGCAGGCGGATGATTCTTTTTTCCACTGGACGTAATCGCCGGCGGTGATTTTTTCGGGCTCGCGGGTTGGAATGTCGGACATAGAAAAACCCCTAAATATGGTCGATTGAAATTATGCTACAACTATATCATGGGGTTTTGGGGTTTTCCGGGATTATACCGGGTTTGTGCCGGGATTATACCGGGTTTGTGCTGTTAAATACCTTGACAGATAAATTTTTGAGGTAAAAATTTATATGGTTTTAGTTTCCGATCGCTCTTTTCCTTTATTTGATTTTTTTGTTGATTTCATTCCGCATCCTTATCGATTTCCTTAATCCGATGTCGAGTCATTTGCTGGAAAAAACTGTCGATATTATCCTTATGGGCATACCAGCGCTGGTTAATGATGCGAGCCGGCAACCCCATCTCGATAAACTGATAAAACAAAGGTTTTGAAACATCCATGTATTGCAAAATTGTCTTCAGCCCTATCAGCGTTTTACTTCCGTTTTCCATTCAGCCTCACCGGTTGTTATTAAAAATATATTGGGTATATAGACCGCTTTTTTGGAAGCTGCAGCCGGCGACCAATCTCAAAATCCAGGTATTGCTTTGCTTTTTCCAGGTCCTCGAGGGCGTCGTTTTTCTCATCCGCCCGCCAGATGTATTTAACGGCATTGCCCAGGCAAAAATTCATGTGCTTGGTCACCTCGATGCACTCGATGCCGGACGGGTGAGCCTTGTAGTGCTTTGGGTGCTTGACCGGGTCGCTCATAGATAACCTCCGGATTATTTTTAAATTACGAAATAAATTGCGATTAAACTTAAAACAATGCCGATGATATCGAATGCGTCCATGATATAATTCAGTGTTTAATTTTTATGACTTCCGCCGGGTTGATTAACCTATACCAGCCTAAATCGTAGCCATTGGGCGTATGGGTAATGATGGCCTGCAAAAGACGATCTGACGCCCAGGTAATCCGGCCGCGATATATTTTATTGGGGTACCGGAATGGTATTTCTTTCCAGGTAATACGGCTCATTCTGCGTGTACCGGAAAAAGTCAGCCGTGGTTTCGGTTTGGATTCTGGAAATAAGCTAAGTTGTTTCATGATCAGCCCAATCTATATGACCGCCGCGCGCGGGATCCGGCTCGGCCATCGTTCTCTATTGTGGATAGTATCGCCAGCAGGATGGCATTTAAGCCGGTCAGCTCATCGTTCATCTGATTCAGGCGTTCTGAAAACCGGCAGATTTTTTCCAGCGCCAGATTGATTTCAGTTTTTATGAGGGTTTTGGAGTCCATAACGTGGCGGATCAGCCGCCCGTTTTTAAGCGATGACATTCAAAGTCGAAATGATCACCGCCACATTTACCGCAAACATTTTCTTGCTTGATAATAGGGTCGGCTGTATTGCCCTTGTTAGCAGGCCGGTTTTCGCAGATAATTACAGTATTGTTTTCTGAAGGATATGCCTCAATTCCATCTGATTTTAGCGCCCAGTACATAACTCCATAAAAATCTTCAGCAATTTTTCTGGCATCTTCTTTGGAAATATTAGATATAATTAGTTTCATAGTGGCCTCGCTAACGTTTAGATCACCTGCGCAGTTATCTTGATTCTCCTACTGAATCCCCATAATCGTGTGAGGACCAATAATCTTCATAATCGGCTTCAATATCAGCGTCAGGTGAATCGGCTTGTTCGGTGACTTCTTCGGTAATAAAATAGCCTTCAATTATTTCTGCATCTTTACTACAGCTAAAATCAGAGACATAAACTTCGGCCATTGTTTTTTTAGGATAGGCGCAATAAATCCTATCTCTTAATTTTACAAGCCACATTGTTGTTTTCATAAGTCACCGAACAGTGTAATAGATGGAAAATCATCCCAAATTCATCCAGCCGCCTTTTTGCGGCCTCTTATTCATGCGCTGTGAAATATAATTATTTGCCGGCGGCCGTTCCTCTTTGTGCTCGGCCGGGGCTTTTTCCAAGGCTTTCTTGCGGCCGGCGATATGTTTGGCCAGACCGCTCAAATTCGGATACCACGAAAAATGAGCACAGGCGGCGGCGTAAACCTCGCAATCCAACAAATGATTATCGCGGCGGTTCTGGACCCAGGCTTTTTTGCCGCCACGGCTTTTTTT